GACGAGTATGTAGGCTTATATTTAGTATTTAGAAAAGGATATACATACTTAAAAGAAACTAAACTAGAAATTAATTGGAGTAACTTACAAGATAAAGGATATATAGTAGATTGGACTGCAGATAAAATTGAAGTCACAGATAAATATAAAAGTTTATTTTCAAATAATTTTGAAGAGATGTTTGCTGAATTAATATCTGTGTATCCTAATAGAGTGCATATTAAAACCAGTGTAAGGGTTTTATGTGCTGCAGATCCTAAAGCTAAAACTAATGCCAAAGCAAAATTAAGATACAAAAATGTTATTGGTAAAAAGCTACACTTACATAAAAAAATAATCAAAGCATTGAAAGTACAATTAAAAGTACAAGAAGATAGCTTAGGTTATATGCAGAATTTAGAAACTTGGATTAATAACCATACTTGGGAAAAGTATGAAAACTTAAATGAAAATGACGGACGAACAACTACCAAAAGAATTACAAGATCCCTTTAAGGATAGTGGATTCAAAAGTATTAATAAAGCAATTAGTGCTTCTCTTTACCAAGTAGAGAGTGGCATTAAAGGACAAAGACAAGTATTTCCTACTAAATGGACACGATTAAACAAAAACTTATTGGGTGGTTTACAACCAGGTAAGATGTATGTTATAGCTGGGCGTCCAGGTGTAGGTAAATCAGCTTTTAGTAATCAACTTATATTTGATTTATTAGATAACAATAAAAACAAGAAATTACTTGTATTATATTGGAGTTTTGAAATGCCAGGGCATCAGCAGGTAATGCGAGCGGGCGCTAAAGGAACTAATAAACAAGTAAGTGAATTATTATCTGTTGAACGTAAATTGGAAAGAGAAGCATATGAAGCATTTAAAAAAGAAGTGTTAAAATATGCTCACTATCCAATATATTTTAATAATATTCCTAGAGATATGGAATTTGTTAAAAATGCTAATGTTGAGATAACAAATAAAAAACCTGATCATACTATTGTTAATGTTTTTGATCACTCTAGACTTATCTTAAGTGATAAAGAACATGAGTTACAAAAACTTAATGAAGTATCTAAAGGATGTATGTGGCTTCAAGCTAAAATGGGATCTATAAATATATTATTATCTCAGCTAAATCGTAACATAGAACAAGAGCATCGTGCTAAAGCACAATATCAACCCCTATTAACAGATTTGTTTGGAGGTGACAGTATTGGACAAGATGCACATGTTGTTATGATGTTACAAAGGCCTCATGATTTATATGGCATTACAGATTTGTATTGCGGCGCGGATCCAATTAAACTGTTAGCAGTTCATGTGGAAAAGAACCGGGATGGTTTGTTAGGCATGATACCTTATGAAGCAGAAATGTCAACCTTTACTATTAACGAAAGAAAGAAATAATGTTTAGAAAAATTATGAAAGCTAGAATATTTAACATATTTAAGCGAGAATTAAATCAAAATGAAAAATTAATTAAAAATGTAAAAGCTTATGAGCAAAAGGAACGGGAGAAACAAGATCAAATTAGGACTCTTAAACGAAATAAATCAAGTAGACAAAAAATTGAAGAGATTTAAGAATAATGAAGATGAAACTTCAAAATTAATGTCTAGAAGAGACATGTTAAGATCTAAATTAAAAACTAAAAAATAATATAGATGGAAATTATGGAATTACCAAAAACAAAGGTTAAGGCTAGCCGTAAATCGCCTAAAAATATGATAATATATGGTCCACCTAAGATAGGTAAGACTACAGTACTATCACAATTAGATGATTGTTTAATTATTGACTTAGAAGATGGGTCAGATATGATTGATGCTTTAAAAGTTAAAGCACATAGTCTGAAAGATCTACAAGCTATTGGTTCAGCAATTATAAAAGAAGGGCGTCCATATAAATATATAGCTATTGATACTATATCTAAGCTAGAGGAATGGTGTGAAGGTTACGCTAAACAAATTTATATGAGAACTCCTATGGGTAAAAACTTTGATCAAAAGAATCCTGGTGCATCAGTTCTATCACTGCCTAATGGCGCTGGCTACTTATATTTAAGAATGGCCTATAAAGAATGGATAGACAAACTGAATAAACTAGCGGATCATATAATCTTAGTTGGACACTTAAAAGATAAAATGCTTGAAAAGAAAGGTAAAGAGGTTGCTGTTAAGGATCTTGATTTAACTGGTAAAATTAAGCAAATTACTTGTGCTAATGCGGACGCAGTTGGTTATATTTACCGAGAAGAAAATGAGACTATGGTTTCTTTTGATTCTCTAGATGATATAACTGCTGGCTCGAGATGTGAGCACTTAAAGGGCAAGACTATCCCTATGAAATGGTCAGAAATATTTATAGATTAAAATTAAAAAAATGATTAACACACGAACAAATGTAGAAGCCGGAGAAACACCGGAACAAATTACTGTTTCCATGATAGATCAAGATCTTAAAGATGGAATCAGCAAGTCAGAAATGGCTATTAAATATGATATTAAACCTTGGGAAGTAGATGAGATGTTTAAACACCCATTTCTTAAAGGTAGAAGACCTAGTAGAAAAAAGGCTTTATCTTTTAGCTTTGTAGACGATATAACAGAAGACAGAATAAAAGAAACTGGTACTGTTATAGATAGAGAAGAGCCTGATCCTAATCAAGTGACTTTAGAGCAAGCTATAGATGATGCTATTGAAACAGTTGAAGAAGTTAAAGGGCAAATGCAAGAAACACAAGAAGCTATTGTAGAAATGCTTAGTCCGACGGAATACGAGACTCCAGAGGAAACTTTATTAAAAGCTGCATCTGATACAGAAGACGACGAAATAGAAATGGACGATAATACGTTCGAATTATAAATTAAAAAATCAATAAAATTATGGCAATACAAAGTAATGCAAGCACAGAAGAAGTAGTAGGAGGAATTAAAACTTTCTCAGGTTTAACAAATGTTACTGTTAAAGCAGTAAATCCAACAATGGCAGAATTACATGCAATGGATATTAATGTTAAACAAGAACCTAATTACACAGTAGAATTTAGTGGAGAATCGTACAACAAAGTTGTATTTTGGCTAAATAATGCTGAAGGTAATTTTAAACTAGAAATATTAATGCAAAATAAACCTAAAGTATCCCAAAATGGTAAATTCCAATGGATGAATAATATTGGGCAATCAACATGGTCTGAAGAAGCCCCATCATATGAATGGTGGAAAACTGACGGACAAAGAAAAGCTTATACAGGAGAAGAAACTCTTATTAATTTTGTTAAAGCTTGGGCTAATGTAGCATCAGGAGATGAAGTTTACTTTGATACTATAGTGGCTATTTCTAATGGAGATTTAGCAGAGATTAAGGCGTTAGTAGAAAGTTTAAAAACAAATCAAGTTAGAGTACTTATTGGAGTTAAAGATGATAAATACCAACAAGTATATACTAAATATTTTGGAAGAGTAAAACCTCAACGTGACGATTTATTTATTAAAGCGCTTAATGATGATTATGGATCATTTAATGCAGACTTTAATGCAGATCTTAAATGGGGAACACATGTTGCAACAGCTACTTTAGTTGCTCCAGATACTATTGGAGAAAATGAAGATTGGACAGCAGAAACTGTAACTACAAATGGAGCAACAGAAGACGACCTTCCATTCTAATGGCTATAAAAAGCAGAGATAGCAATGATCATTTGCACACTGATGTCATACTTAGTAAAATTACTGAGTATGACATTTTTGTGTATTATTGTCCAACTTTTAAGCAATTAGGTAAAAAATTTAGTAGTGACCTTAGACAAGACAACTCTCCTACTGTTTATATAACTCCATATAATGGTAAATTATTATATAAAGATTTTGGGAATTCTGAACATGTTTTTGATTGTTTTAATTATGTTAAATATAAATATAATTGTGCTTTCATAGATGCTCTGCGAATAATAGACTGTGATTTTAATTTAGGGTTAGCTCCTAATAAGGCTGGAAAACAATTTACTATGGGTATTATGGCTTATAGGCAAAATAAAGTACCAAAGTTTGATAAAAAACCAGTACTTTTAAGAAAGAAAAGCCGACCTTGGAATAAAGAAGATGCGAAATTTTGGTCTAAATACTTGGTTAGTAAAAAAATACTAATTAAGTTTGCAGTCGAACCTATAAGTCACTTTTGGGTGAACAGTAACAGATTTACTTGTAAATCAATTACTTACGCCTTTAAGTTTAAAAATCGATATAAAATCTATTCTCCTTATGAAGATAAAAATAAGTGGTTAAGCAATACAACAAAGTTAGATATACAAGGCTTCAACCAACTCCCAGAAACTGGGGAAAGACTTATCATTACTTCATCACTCAAAGATGTTATGTGCTTACACGCTGCGGGCTATAATGCTATAGCTATGCAAAGTGAAATGCAGGTACCTGAAGAGAGTTTAATAAGTGAGCTTAAAAAAAGATTCAAAACAATAGAAATTTTATACGATAACGATTTTAATAAAGAAGATAATCCTGGTCAAACAATGGCTAAGAAAATCTGCGACTTATATGGTTTTAACAATATCTGTTTACCTAGGGGATTTGAATCAAAAGATCCATCTGATTTAATATCCAAGGAAAACAGTTTTAATGAACTTAAAATTATATTAGAATGACAAGAGATGAAATTATTGAAAAATTAAGAACACGGAAAGGATATTTAAAAAAAGGAGTTGATTTTTTAGCAAAAAAATGGGAAGTAGATTCAGCAATTATTAAAGATTGTAAAAAACTAGTAACTTCTGAAGAGTGGGTACAAGAAAGAATGAATAATGATAATGGCCATGAACTTAGCCAAAGCCAAGCTTTCACAAAACACTTATTAGATAATGGTTTAACAATGGCAGATGTAAAATCTGTTAAATTTTGGTAGAATTTTAACGGTGAACAACGTTATAGTATAGTAACACATAATCAATGGCATGAACAGCCTCAAGTTAAAGAAGAGTTATTAGATTATATACGTACAAAATCCGCTAAAGTAAAAAAGATTAAATATACTAAACCAAAAGATCCAGTACTTTATGAAATATCATTACCAGATATACATTACGGTAAAATTACTGATGAGACTCCAGAAGCTATCGAGCAGCACTATATGCAAGCTATTATAGATTTGCATAGAAAAGCTGATGGTCTTGAGATAGATAGATTTTTATTACCAGTAGGTAATGATGGTCTAAATTCAGAAGGTATGAGTAGAGCTACAACTAAAGGCACACCTCAACAAGATAGTATGCGATGGCGTCAATCTTTTAGAGGTTATTGGCATTTAGTTACTCAAGCTATAGAATATTTAGCACAATTTGCGCCAGTAGACGTTGTTGTAATACAAGGTAATCATGATTTTGAACGCATGTTTTATGTGGGAGAAGTCTTAGATGCTTTATATCATAACAATAAAAACATTACAATAGATAACGGATTAGATTCTCGTAAATATTATGAATATGGAATTAACATGATTATGTTTACACATGGAGATAAAGAAAAAGCTGCAGAGTTACCTTTATTAATTGCTACAGAGCAACCAGAAATGTGGAGTAGAGCAAAAGTACGAGAAGTACATTGTGGCCACAAACATAAAGAAATGCTTAATGAATATATGGGTACTAAAGTTAGATTTATACCATCTATTTGCGCTAATGATGCTTGGCATAAAACACAAGGTTATGTTGGAACGTTACGTTGTGGGCAAGCATTTATTTGGAATAAGAATAGAGGATTAGAAGGGTATCTTCAAACAAATGTTATGAATTATGGTGTGGAAGAGAAAAGCTAGAAGTAAGACAGGCCGTAAAAAAGTAAAAAATGCTAAAAAAAGTACTTATGATGGATATAACTTTCAATCTAATTTAGAATTATATTGTTATAAGAAATTACAAGAAGTTAAAGTACTTGTAGAGTATGAAAAAACAACTTTTACTATATTTGAAGCTTTAGTGTACCCTCAAGCATGCTATGAAGGTACCGCTAAGAAACTTTATAATAAAGGGAGTAAAATAAGACCAATTACTTATACTCCAGATTTTGTAGATCCAAAAGGTAAATGGATTATAGAAACCAAAGGTTATGCTAATGAATCATTTCCTTTAAGATGGAAACTATTTAAAAAACACCTCAAAGACAATAATCATCAATATGTGCTTTTTATGCCAAGAAATAAAAAGCAAGTAGATGAGGTTATTGAACTTATTACACAACTATAGGTTAGAGGGGCAATGAACAGGTATACTTAGAGTACGTCACGACTCTTAGATGAATACCAACGTTTATCCCCTCTTTCCTTTTTTATTAATCAATTAAACACTAAACTATGGTATATATGGTAAGCCCTTGCTGTGGGGCAGAATACAGTGAAATTACAGATGACGAAGGTTATAATGTATATAAATGTGAAGCTAAAAACTGCGCAGAAATATTTACAGAACCTCTCGAAGATTATGAATATCATCAACAAATGCTTGACGCTAACGCAGAAGCTCGAGATGATGAACGTAGAGATCTGGGACTATGAGAACAATTCAAGATCAACTCTCTAGAATATCAAAAACATTAATATTTTCAGAGCCTTTTTATGGCATATTTCTTATTGGACTCCAAAAAGAGTTTACTAAGAATTGCGCCACTGCAGGTGTAGGAAAACACGGTATAGGTATGAGACTAGTTATTAATCCAGACTTTTTTGAAGAATTAAAAGAATCTCATCAACAAGGATTGCTAAAACATGAGCTATTACATATAGCTTTTGGTCATATTATACTAGCAGATAGATACCCTAATAAAAAGCTATTTAATATTGCGGCGGATATAGAAATTAACCAATATATTGATGATAACATGCTCCCGCCAGGTGGCTTAAAACGAGACTCTTTCCCGGGTATATTTTTACCAAGAAAAGCAGGTACAGAAAAGTACTATAAATTGTTAGAGCAAACCATGGATGAAAATGGTAATAGTAATAATTCAGGATTACAAGATTTATTAGATCAGATGGATGGTAATAGTAGATATTGCCATAAGGAGTGGGAAGAAGTTACAAATCTATCCGAGGCGGAAAAGAAACTAGTTCAAAAACAATATGAGCATCAGATGAAAACTACAGCTGAAGAGATCAAAAAGAAGCATGGTACTATACCCGGGGAATTAGCGGAAATTATTGAAAAACTATTTACTATGGAGCCTCCTAAATTCAATTGGAAAGCTTTTCTTAAAAGGTTTATTAATAACTCCTCTAAAGTTTATACTAAAAAGCTTAGACGTAAATTTAATAAACGTTATGCTGGTAACCCGGGTCTTAAGCTAAAGCGTAAAAATCACGTGCTCGTAGGTGTAGACACGTCTGGATCAGTTTCTACTGATGAACTTAAAGAGTTTATGAATGAAATATGCCACATGCATAAAACTGGTAATCAAATTACTGTTGCACAATTTGATACAGAACTTACTAGTGTGGAAGAGTTCAATCCTAAACAAGATTGGGAAATTAAAGGTAGAGGTGGAACATGTTTTCAACCAGTTACAGATCACTACAATGATCCCAAAACTAAATATTCAGGATTTATATGTCTCACAGATGGTGGGGCCCCTAGTCCTGAAAATTGCCCTAAGAATGCTTTATGGGTACACAGTAGTATGTCTCGAATTAACGAAGACTTACCTGGAATAAAAATACAATTAAATTAATTAAACACAAAAATTATGAATGAAGTAAATTTAAATATTGATGAACTACAAGATTTTGTAGGGCACATCATTACAAACAACCGCCACTTACAGAGTGAAGGTAAAAATCCTGTTGCTATAGAAGTAGTAGGTGAATCTGGTATTGGTAAAACTACTAGTATCATGGATATGACTAAAGAGCACGGCCTAGATTTTGTTAAGTTAAACTTAGCGCAGATCGAGGAATTAGGCGATTTAGTTGGATTCCCTATCAAACAGTTCCAAATGTGGACTACTAAAGAAGGTAAAAAGATAGGTAAATGGGTAGATGAAGTAGCAGTTAACGATCACTCTAAGTTAGGATTTCAAACTACTGGTAAAAGTAGAATGTCTTATTCGTCACCAGAATGGATCGCGGATAAGAAAGCCGGTGGTGTATTACTCCTTGATGACTGGAACCGTGCAGATGTAAGATTTATTCAAGCATGTATGGAGCTCGTAGATAGACAACAGTATATTTCATGGTCCCTCCCTAAAGATTGGCATATTATATTAACTGCTAATCCAGATAATGGTGACTATATGGTAAACTCTGTTGATACCGCGCAAAAGACTCGTTACATTACAGCAAATTTAAAATTTGATATAGATGTATGGGCTAGATGGGCAGAAGAAAGTGATATTGACACTAGATGTATTAATTTTTTACTTATGCATCCTGAGCTAGTTACACAAGAAACTAATGCGCGTTCTATCTCAACATTCTTTAATAGTATCTCGAGTATTAAAAAGTTTGAAGACCAGTTGCCATTAATTCAAATGATTGGTGAAGGGTCCGTGGGTAGTGAATTTGCTTCTATGTTTACTACATTTATTAATAATAAATTAGATAAACTAGTTACACCTAAAGAGATAGTTCTTGGTAAAGAAGATGTTGTATTACCTCAGTTAAGAGAGTGTATAGGATCTGGTGATAACTACAGAGCTGATATAGCTAGCCTTTTAGCTACGCGTATAGCTAATTTCTCTGTTGCATACTCAAAAACAGATACTGTAAATCCAAAAATGCAAGAACGTCTTGTTAAGCTGTGCACAAAAGACTATTTTACTAATGACTTAAAATATTTAGTAGTTCGTACTATATATACTGGAAATAAACAAAAGTTTAATCAAATGATGATGAATCCAGCTATTATTAAAATGACAATTAAATAATTATGGCAAGTAAAAATATACACCACAGTGAAGTAAGTCCCGAGCTGATAGAAGATTTGGGATTTACAGAGATCGTGACAGTTGGTTTAATGATGAATAATTTAAGTATAGAAGATATATATTTATCAGAGTCACTATCTCAATATAATAAAATAAAAACTATTTTAACTACAGAAACAACTTCTGATTTAACCCAAGTTAAAAAAGCTTTTGTTTTACCTATGCATAATGTATCGACTGATAGATTAAAAGCAGCGCTTAAAGAACATAAGATTAGTATTACTAATGATTATGAAAAAGCTGATTTTATTATACCTCATACGAATTTTTATGATATGTATCAAAGTATAGAAAATATCCCTCAAACTAAACTTATGTTTAAAATAACTAATGGATACTTTTCTAACGATCATAGAACAGTGGTTGAGGATTATCATAAAGATACCGGTAATAATGTTATATTAGACAAAAGATCTCTAGGAGATCAAAGTCAATGGGGCATGAAATACGATAGTGCTCCTTATGATAGTTATTGTTTTAGTAAAATGGCTTTAGCTTTAGCTAACTTAATTGAAGAAGGGCTACTAGAAGTTATTGAGACAGATACTATTTTAAACCAATCAGCTAATAGGATACCAATGACTGAAGAGTTAATGGAGGATATTAAAAAAATGGTAGATAGTTATCAGGCTACTGAAGAAGAAAAAGCAATGGCAGGTAAAATTATTCCTACTATTGATCCTACAGGAGAGCCTTATTTATTGTATAAATATGCTGAGCTATTACATAGAAAATCATATGAATATTCTAGAAATAAAGATGTTCAATATTGGATGGACAAACATGATATATATACATTATCTCAGTGTAGTGCTGAAAGAGCTATTAAATATTTTGAAGAAAAAGAAATGTTAGATTCAAGATGTTTTAGAGCTCTAGAAGTATTATGCAGACAAGAAATACAAATCCATAATAGGGAATTGTATACATTTAAAGTTCAAGTTAAACCCGAGTATAGAAAGTACATGAAATAACTGAGAAGAGTTGTTTGTGTACAATTCGTGTTTAATTGATGCATAGAGGGGGAGGTATAGAGAATATGAAACATTATTCGCCTCCCCTGATATGTTTAACCTAATAAAAATTAAAATATATGAAAGACATAACAGCATTAATAGATGGAGATAGTTTAATCTATTATGAAATGGGTAAGCCCACCCTAGAAGAAGCATTAAATAGCTTAGATGGCAGATTACATCAGATGTTTGAGATGACACATGCTACAAAATATGCAGGATTTCTTACAGCAGGTAAATGTTTTAGATATACAGCGGCTAAAACTAAGCCTTA